CCGTTCCGGTTCCAGCAGTAAAATCAAACGTTTCCCCTTCTGCTATTGCTTTCCATTCGACTTCCCATCTAACCTTTTTAGCTGCTACTGGGGCAGTATCCACAGCATACTGGATATGAAGTTCCATATCCGTTGTTCCATCATAATCATCTGGTGTTTGTATCTTAAAAAAGACTTCCTCTTCTCTAGTATCGTCAAAATCAAGAGTGGTAAAACCATCAATTAGCCCTTCCCCTGGTGGATTACCCACACCCCTTTTCATTTTTGTCAATGCTATATCTATTTTCTTTACAACTCTTGCCGTGCCGGTGAGCGTCGCAACCCCTGCATTATCAATTTCTACTCGATTAGAACCGACACCAAGATTGGCAGCCGCATTAATAGTAAGTATTTGATTTGCTGTTGTTGCCGACATAACACCATAAAGAATTGCACTTGTGATCTCCACCGCTTGGCTTGCTCTTGAAAATGCGTCAATTATAAGCCTATCACTTAAAGCGTGTTTGGATCCTGATCTATACCCAATATAAACATTATTATCCTCATCTGTTAGCAGCTCGCCGGATTCAGCACCCAATAAAACATTACTGCTTCCTGACCTTAGAGCAATTCCGGGTCCGTTACCAACCGCTACATTATAATTTCCATCTGTGATTTCATAAAGAGCTTTACGCCCAACACCGACATTATAATTACCGTCTGCTGTCGTGACTGAATAAACCTCACCACCTATTCCACCACCATTATTAAATATATCATCAGTTAAGGTTAAATCACCATCAGCAACATTTGTAATCGTTGTTGATGTATCCGGGTCTGCCGTAGTATTAGTTATCGCCATTCCATTTTTTACAATACCATCAGTTAGAAAGTTTTCTGTAGAATCAATCAAATGATTTGCTGTGTCTCCGTCACTTGTCCCAGTTACCGGATTGTGACCATTGCCCGAATAATAACCAATTAAAGTATTACCTTCACCACCGTTTATAGTTCCGCCGGCTTGATATCCTATATATGTGGCCCTAGTGGTATCCTCTCCACCTTGACCTGCCCCGTATCCAATAATGACACAAGTTTCTGGTGACACTTGGCTGTATCCTGCGTTCCGGCCTATTATTACATTATTGTCTTTATCTTTTAAGCGATTCCCACATGAATACCCAATAAGAATATTTCCATTTGCATCTTCTAAAGATGTTCCGGACCCACCACATCCAATAACAGTATTTATGTTTCCAGTTGTTAAACTGTCCATTGTTTGTGCATCACCTAGACTGATATTTCCGGTCGCTACAAGCTGGACATATGCACCGTTTATGCTTAAAAAAGTTACTGCTGCTCCTATGTCTATGTCTTGTGGAGTTGATAGTGTAACCGTTCCGTCTGCATTATCAGTGACAACGATTTGGTCTGCTGTGCCTAAAATTGAGGCCGCAGCATAGGTATCCGGTATTGAAATTGTCACCGTTCCATCTGCGTTATCTGTAACAGTGATTTGGTCAGCAGTTCCGATCACTGAAGCAGCAAGATAAGTAACTGGTATTGAGATTGTTACCGACCCATCGGCGTCATCTGTTATTGTAATTTCATCTGCCGTTCCTGCTATCCATGCTGCCAAATCTACAGACACAAGATTTTTATTAGCATCTGAGGCAACAATTCTGGATGCTGTCAATGTTGATAATAAGGCACCTGTTATCTCTAAAACATTTGTAACTGTATTCCAAATTAGGTTAGCATCTTCAACTAATAAATTAGTGTCAGCATAAGGTATTGCTCCATCTGCAAAATCTGTGGGTATTTCTTCAATCTTTTTTGCAATCTCAGCGTCTAAAAGTTCAGCAATTGATATGATATTAGCAATGATATTTAAGTAGTCCTCAACCATAGCTGCTGACCAGCCTGTTAAAGACTTTACCTCAACGGCACTTAAAACTAAGCTTCGCAGCTTTTCTATGGTTACGGCATCAGTCATATGTAACCGTCATTAATGCGTATGCTGTTCTTGATTTTGTTGCCGACCTTAATTTAAAACTGACCCAATCCTCAACATAACCGACTTGCCGAATTATAAAGTTTTTTCCATATTCTGCTGCATCTCCATAATCAACAAAAACCTCAGACGAATAGGTAACGCCGTTGTAAGTTGTAGAAAACCCGATTGATGCGTCATCAGTAACCGTGTATCCGGGAATTGTTTCAATGTTTATTTCATCAATAGAAGCTGCGGGAAGATATAAAAAAGGAGTGTAAAGAATACCCTCTTGAATATCATCGTATTGCGTGAAAACCGAATTATCAAGATACCCAATATTTGTATTTCGTTTATCTCCGTAAATCCATTTTCCGTTAGTAGAATCAAACACGCCGTTAATCGCTCTATAAATTGCTGTTCCGGTAACTCCTGATTTTAGAATTGTCCAGGCATATTCAAGGTCGAATACGTTTGCAATCGAAGCATTGAAACAAAGAACTTCCCCTGGCAAATGAATCAATACAAATTTGCTATTCTTTTCTGATCTGGTTTCCATTCTCATGTCTGCTAATTCAGGCTCGGTATATTGCTCAAGCACTTTGTCAATTTCTCTTGTCGATACTTTTACACTACTTCCAACACCTACCAGATAAACGCCGACTGATTCTTCACGCCTTCCACCTGTGATATAAAAGTTTCCATCTAATTCGCATTTTGCGTGAGTTGCAACAATGCCGATTTTTTGCGCTCTGGTTTGAACACGACTAAAAGCGAAGTTTGTTGAAGCATCATTTGTAAAGTATTCCAGTGTATATCTGCCAAATACTAAAACTTTATTGTCTTGTGTTTTTGCGACTCCTAAAGTTGGATCAGGGGAGAACTCAGCAGTTGCAAATTTTAACGGATCAATTGATGTCTCGTCTGCAAGGTCAGTGTGATAAATATAATCCCCGTCTGTCATGAAATAATAACCGTCAACCCAAACACCATCTATTGGGGACCCTAAATCAGCGTCGACAACTTCGGCAAAACCTCCGACTGCATCATAAAGGAAGAACTTACCATCTGCGATCACGCCTTGTGTATTGAAAGAATAGAAATCAATTAGTCTTGCTTGAGAAGTTCCGGGAACAACACCAAGGCTTGATACTACACCAGCAGTTGTAATTGATGTCAGAATATTACCGGATAGTCGATATTGTAATTTATCATGCTCATTGTAAACTGCTCCACGATCTGTGCCAATTCCGGTAGCAAATAGGGTAAGTCCAGGATAACAAAGTAAATATCCTTTTGCACCAAGGATATCCCTTTTAACGGCATAATAGTTTTGTGGTAGGTTATCACGATAGTCTGTATTACTGCTGACCTTATCGCCTTTTATGAGTGTTACCGGTAACTCCATTAGTCCACCTCTGTTAATTCAAAGTCAATCACCCTTGTTTCAACTCGTGTATCATCCGTTGTCATAACTATTTTAACCTGTAAAACTTCATTTGCACTATTTCCAACGGCGCTTATCCGATATATAACGTCATCGTTGTCTATTGAGCTAGAAACGATTGTAAGTCCTGTGTCTGCTGTGATTAAAAATGAGTCTACTATATCAGCACCAATAAGATAAGAATCAAAATGCTCAGTAAAATCGTTAATATCACCGATAATCATTTGTTTTGTGTAACAAGTTGCCGGTGCGTCATCGGCAGGCTGATAAAATTTATTAAAACGGTTTGTCCTGATTGAATTACCCGAACCGATACTTTGACGTGACGGATATTGAATTTGCTCAATTTTTGCAGTAGTTGAAAATAAATGAGATGAACCGGCCTTGGCTTGCAAAATCAATGATGGATCAGGCTTGAAACCCTTACCAAAATCAGGCATCAATCGCAAAGCTAAAATAGAATCAAGTGAATTATAAAATCCGGGTTTAACTCCTGTTTTGGTATTGACATCTGGAACATCTTCAAAATTATAACCAGCGCAAACATTTTTATCAAAGAGTTCATTCATTAAGTCTTCAAGTCTGCCAAGGGCTAGTGTTACATTTGCGGCGCTGGGATCAAGTGTTATGCCTGAAATTCGCAGCTTTGAAAATGCACCGGCAATACGATCTGATTTTAAATCTCCGGTTGCCATTGTTTACCTCTTCATTTTATGGATCTTTTTGGAATACCAATCTTTCTTACTCTTTTCTTGCGTGACTATAGGTACTTCTTCAACTTCAACTTCTTCAACTTCAACCTCTTGTGGGTAACAGTCTTCCGGTTTATAGAACCATCCGACACTTAATGCCGCTTTTACAGAAGCGCCCTCAAATGACCTTGCTTCACAGTTAATGCCGTTCCGATAATGTATTGATCCGGGTCTATATAGAACAGTTGCCATGACTACTCCTTAAAGCAGGGGAGTTACCCCCTGCTAGATTTAATGTTAATTATGAGCAGTATAAACCGGAATAGCACCATAGGTTGCTGCTGCTGTCAGCGTACAATTTACAGCTTTTTGAGCATTCCAATCTAAGTTACCTGCTGCTGCTGCATCTCCGCAAGCCGCATCCGAGATAAAATTCACGTTGCTGCAAACAACATCGTCAGAGTCATCATTTAGGGCCAGTGCTGTAGCAATAAATGTGGTATCTTTGAAGACAGTTGACACAGAAGGATTAGCCACAATTATACCCTCAACCCCTTCAATTATACAATCTTCAATCAAGCTTTCACCTGAGTCGCCAGCAAGAGACACACCAATTGTCATTCTTGAACCACCTGCATCAGATTGAACCTTGCACCTTTTCATAATAAAGTTTCGGCAAGTACCAAGAGCTGAAACGCCAGAAGTATTTAAAACGGCTTCTTTCTTTAGGATATCAACATCATACATATGAAATTTAGCCATCCCGGTTGGAATAGTTATGACAGGATCAGTTGTCAAGGGCCAAAATTGCATATTAAACATTCTGAAACCTACGGCCAATGTTCCTATTGTATGGTTGCCGAAAACTTGTGGTTTAGATCCTACATTGTACCCTACTCCAACCATGTCTGTTTTTTCAGCAAACAATGTAAGGTCTTCCGTGATATCATCACCAGAGACATAAAGAGTATTCCGTTTAGCCCAATTGCGATGAAGTGCTGCATCTGTGTCTGCTGCTGCAAGCCCTGCTGCTATAGTATCAAAAGCTGAGGCCCAACAACGTCCATCAAGACCAGTAGTTTCAATATTCAGATCCATGTAAAACAGGTTCCCAAATGCTCCCCTTGCTTCTGCTGCCGATCGTCCAGTGTCAGGACTATAACGCCAATTCTCTTTACCCCAATAATTATCAACATACCAATTCGTGTATTTTGATAAGGTAACCGGGAGGTCACAACCAACAACATGATTACCAGACATATGGAACAGGCGCTCAGTTGGAGTACCAACAATTTCAATTCCGGTATCACTGTTATACGTCCCAAAGATTTGGTTATTCATCAGTGTTGTATCTGGTCTATTTGCACCGGTTGACACGTGCATAATGCCTGAAGTCGAACCCTCAAGTATAATAACGTTTCCAGAGACTAAGGCACGAGTTGCATAAATCCTGATTGCTGCCGTGTCCCAACTTCTGAACTCATTTGCTATAATTGCAAGATCGGGTGCGTCGTAAGTATCGCCAACATAAATCCCATGCTCTCCACTCCAACCGTCAAACCTACAATTTTTAATTGTAACCTTATAAACCGCTGCTGTTGTAGCTACTCGAATAGCATCATAGGTATCATCAGGCATGGAAAAACCCAACCCCTGAATTGTAACCTCATGGGCGTTAATGGTCATCAAATGAGAAGCGGCTCCGCTATAAATCATAGCTCTATTTTGCCAGCCACCGGAAGGATCTGACCCTTTTATGGTTAAACCCTGAGTTGTGATATTAACCACGGCCCCTTCGTCATAATCTCCGGGAGCCATTATAATTACATCATTTCTTCCTAAAGCAACCGAAATTGCCTTTGTTAAAGTTTTAAAAGCATTGGGCCATGTCTTACCATCACCTTGCTGTGATACCTGACTGTCAACATAATATGTGTCACCGTCTAAGGCAACAACACTACTGCCACCAAACCCGGTCCCACCGTTCAATCCATTTCTGTATGATGCAAGCTCGCTTCTAGAAACGTCAAGGCCTGTATGGAAATAATCTCTCGTTCCAGCAGACACAGACATTGACAGAGCAAGTGCCATTATCAGAAGTAGAAAAATTTTTAATCGTTTCATTGTTTATCCCTTTCTGTTTAATGTTATACAGCGACTGTAGGCTGTGCTGTTAGTCCGAATACGGATATAATTACCCAACCGATTGTATCATCAACATACTGTAATACAGCTTGGTCGCCTGCGTCTGCAAAAAGAATAGTAGCCCACCCTGTCGATGTTGCCGGTGTTAATGTACCATCTCCACTACCATCAGTTACTAGGTTTATAATTAAGGCCTGTCCAGGTAATCCATTTGCCAGTGTGAGCGCTTCAGCATCACCACCGGTTGTTTTTGAAACATACGGATGTGTTACGGGTATCACAAGAACATCCGCAGCAACCGTAGTTGTCAAGGTCTGAGTATAATCTTCAAGCAGACCGTGATGAATCAATTCAAACATTGTGCATTTTGCCATGATATTTCTCCTTATGGTGGGATTACTTACACCCCACCAATAATTAATTAATAAGTTACTGCGACTCCACAATTTGATGGGTTTGCAACCGTGATTCCATACCAGACGAAAAGTCTAAATCTGAAATTCATTGTTGCGATATCACCATCATAAACCATGTAAACTTTGAGTCCGTTTGACAAAGTGTCAGTAACAACTTTCATTCCGTCATACTGTGAGAATAGTTCTGCTGGGATTGTTCCCCCAAGGATCTCGATTGCATCTTTGTCAAAAAACAGATTAGTCTTTTGAGTTGCGTCAATGTTCAAGCGTGTGATTGTTGCAGCGTCCAGAATTTGAGTATTGATATTTGAATATGCAGCTTCGAGAGTTGTCAAGGCAGGATCGTCATCAGCAATAGGTTTCGGATAGATTTCAATATGAGTTGCATCAGTTAATGTAATGACTGTAAATGTCATAGCTTGACCACTTGCCACCTTATCTGCAAGGCCAATACTCTGAACGGCTACTGCTGTATTTTCAATCGTGAACTTGTCACCGACTGCCATTAATGCAGAGTTATTCACGACCAGCGAAGCGGTACGATAATCAACATTAGTTACAACGTCATTCGTGGCATTTATTGATCCACCGCTGGGTACAAAAGACTGATCTCCGGTTACTGTTACGGCAGGATCTGCTGCGCCGGTTGCATTTGGAAGAAATGAACCTGTCAGAACATTATCAAATCCGGCAACACCCTGGGCTATTTGTCCAGTTTTCCAGATTTGTTCAGGCATTCCTTGCAATGTTTGTCGGGCTGCAAGGTCTTCTGAAAATGTCAGATTGTCTCTATCGTTAAGAATAAAGCATCTACCATTATTCATGCCTTGTCTCTCGTTCATGATCGCTTGTGCTATGGCTATAAATTCATAACCACTTGTCGAATTATCTCTATAGAATAAAGATCCCTGTGTTGCAATCGCTTGTGCAATGGATTTGTTTAAGTCTGTTCCTTGTGTAAGGGCAGATTGTTTAGCGGCTCGTTCCCAAAAAGTTGTGGTTCTGAGTTTGTCTGCTCTCTGGCGAATAAAATCATTTTTTGGGGTCCCTAATACTGCTGGGTATGTTTCCTCGATTGTTGCGGTTTCTTCTCCGGTCAAGTCCCACCCATCAATCAGGGGTCTATGTTGCTGAACTGGTGTCCAGATAACGTTGCTTGAATTTTCCATCATACCACCCTCTGGCTCGTGAAAATTAACCAGGGGTAAAATAGAGTCTTGGTGTTCGTATGTTTCTACGAATTTTTCTAGCATTACTTCTACTGTTTTACCTGTTGTTTGTGCCATGTGTTACTCTCCTTACCATTCCGAAGTATTCACCTTTGCCGCCTTCGCTTGCTTCTTGATATTGTATGCCGTTTGAGGATTACCGGATTTGTGCGCCGCATCGTATTTCTTTTTCAGGTTGCCGGCCTTTCCGCTTGGGACATCACCATTGATCTTTGAAGCTGGGTCAGGTGCGTTACTCCTTGGTTTAATTGGGTTTGTTAATCTTTGTTTTAGCTGACCTAAATAAATCGCAGCCCTCATGCCTGTTTTGTCTGAAGTAAGAATGCTTTGAAACTTGTCTCTGGCTGCTTCATTGACTCCGAGATAATACTCAACTTTCTCTGAGCCATTGCCCATCAATTGTATAAGATGGTCTGAAACATCGTCACCAATCCCGGGAAGAATTAACTCAACAGACTCACGAAATTTTTTGTCTGCTGATTGAAATAACTCTGGTTTAATTCCTGAATCGTCAACAAGCTTGGCGGCCCTGTCATAATGTTCTTCAACCGATTTATGACGTTGTTCAATGGCTTGAGCGTCCGCCTTTATTTTATTGTCACGCTCTCTGATCATTTGGAATCGGTGATCGGCCTTGATATCTTCGTATTTTTCAAGCGCCATATCGAACTCTTTGTCACTTGAGAAGTCTTCAAGTTTTGGCTTTGTATTTGACTTAGGGCCAAACAAACGGTTATTCTCTGCTGTCAGACGCTTGTTTTCGGCTTCAACATCTTTGAGTCTGCCTTTCAGCTTAGACTTGATTTTAAGATGAGTTTTGACAGGAACGTCTTTCTCTTCCTTTGCCTTGTCCTCTTCTTCTGTCATCTGCCAAGCTTCAATAGGTTTCTCTTTGTCGTCGCCTGAATCATCATCATTGATAACCTTTGGATTATTGAGTTTATCAATTGTATCCGGGTCATCAATATCAAGCCCGCCTTTTGGATCAACTATCCCATTTGGTTTAGTTTCCAAAGCCTTTGCCGCCTCTTCTGCATTCTTTTCTTTCAGTTCTGCAAGTTCCATGTCCATTTTCTCCTATGGTAAGGATCGCCCGATTTCTACTAACCGGTAAGTCCAGCTTTTCTCCTAGCTGTTAGGATATCCCGGTCACTCTGGCCGGTAAGTGTTTAAAAATAAAAAGGCCGAGCAAGAGATTGATTCTCTCGTTCGGCCTTGGTTTTCAAGTGCCTATGTTTTTACTGCTTTGTTACTTTATAATTCTAAATGGTCATAATCCCGACCTTTAAAAGTTTAATGAATCTTTCCCTCCGGTTCTATTGATTCTTTTTTGCCAATATAAACAATCTTACCCTTATTAAATTTTAATGTTAATTCACCATACCACTTTCTGGAAATTAAATCTTGTATTATTTTAAGTATCTGATTCAATCTTATCAATCCTCATCTGAGCCGGTTGAATTTCTGTTATCTCGTACATGCCATTTTTCATCATGACTTTGTTGCCTACCTCATATGGATGTTCGGTTGGAATTGGCAGCCACATTGAAGCGTCTTTAAATAAGCCTTGATTGAATAGGTGTAGGTTGTGGCAGAAATCAGAACAGAAATTGTTTGGAATATAGGTTGCTGTCATAACGTCAAGCCTTTGACGGTTGTGCTTTTTGCCGCAGTATTTGCATGTTAGTTTCATTGGAGTATCCCGTTTATATAGTGTTCATCAATTGATATTTCTTTTGGATCAAATACTACATAATTAAAGGCATCGTCTACATTACCACCTGATAAAGTACCTGCTGGGTATTTGATGCCGTCTATGCCTGCATCTAATAAAAGTTTTGATGCTTCTTTGTCTGAACCACTAACCCTTGATAGTTCCTCATATATCACACGACCAGGAACACTGTCAGATACATATTTACCTGACTTTGTTTCTGCAACAGAATATCCACCATTATCTTTTATTATAGGCAATATTTTTTCTGCTTGTTCTTTTGATACCGGTTCATCCCACTTCAAATAATCATACTCGCTTGGGTCTTTGCCTTTGTGTATTGTTGTTTTGTATAGGTTCTCTCTTCCTGTCTCATATCTTGTTTCTAACGAATATTTATCTATCAATTCGATCCCGTTAGCTGCTTCCTTAATATACTGATTTGATTTTTCTATAGCTTCTGCTTTGTCTTTATAATAGTAAGATTTCGCATATTCTATGTTCTCTTTTTGTGCTGATATTGTATCTTTTAATTCGGTCTTTACTGTTTTTAGAGCATCTTTACCTTCAGGTATCCAATGTAACCTACCTCTTAATTCAAACAATGTTGTCCGTTCATCTTTGCTCATACCACGTTCAGAACGAGTACCACCCTTTGGGTTAAGTTGCCACCCCGGATTTGTGTCTGGTCGGCCTAACCCCTCAAGGATTGTTTTGGAAACCCCAAGATTTTTTGGATCTGTCTGCTCAATATTCCTTAAAATATCGTCTTCCCAATAGTTGTTAAAATAATCATAAGTAGTTTTAAAAATTGTTTCTTGTTTGTCTTTCCCATGTTCTTTTAGCAGTGATTTATTTAACTCTTGTATGCCTTTATATTCCTTCCCATCATACGTTAATATATTTCGGCTATCCATTGCTGCGTAACTATTGGCAATAGATTCCTTATCAGTAAAATAATGACCATAACCAAACGCTTGCGCCCCTTCTCCTGTTCCAATGTTTTTATTTTTAAACCCACCCTTTATCTTATGGGGTGAACCATGAAAAGCAGGGAAAGAATATAAATCATTAGGATCAAACCCACCCTTTTTAATATTCGTGAAAATTCCACCCGTTGCAGTCTCAAGCCCTGTTGTAATCATATTTAATTGCTGACCTATCGTAAGCTCACCACGTCCTATCTTGCCTTTCATACCTTGATCCATAGTGTTTGCAAAGTCAACTAATTGCTCAACACCTAACCCACCAACTACTCCGCCAGCTATGCTTGAGGCATTATCAGTATTCATAGGTTTCATAATAGAATCAATAAATCCAGGCTCCATTACCGAGTCCTTTATCCTTCCACTTCTGGTTGCTTTGAATTTATCTAGGCGTGACTGTGGCTTTCTTATATAAGATTTATTCAGGTCTGTATCATGCAGCCCTAATCCTTGTAATCCTGGCAGCCTGTTAAATTCTTCCATGTTAACTCGCCCTAAATTCATTGATTAATTCAGTGGTACTCATGTCGGCTATTTCTGTTTTATCAAGCTCGATTACCTTTGCTTCGTTTTCTAACTGTTCGCCGACTGTTTCAACCTGTTGTTTATTGATTGTGGCACCGGCCTTTTGTGCTTCGACCTGAACCTTTAATCTATCTGTTGTTGCTCTGAATACGTCAATCTGCTGTTCTGATTTGGTATTAGCATCGTCAAGCTGCATTTTGATACCATCTTTCTTAACTGCCATGACATCAGCCTGGCCTTTAAGTTCTTCAGCTTTGGCAAGTACCATGCTGGCGTCTGGCTCTTTCTTTTCTTGTGCTGCTTTGAGCATCTGTTCTTCTTCTGGTGTTTCGGGTTTCTTATACCCTTTTAAAATCATTCGATCATTAACTATTTCTTTTGCCTCATCCATCTCAACGCCATCTGTAAGTGCTATTATTTTAAGCTGAACATAATCTCTTAAACTGTCGTCTGGTTGCATTCCTGACAGAATAGTTTGCATTCTATCAAGTGTTTGCTCTTTCTGGCTTGAGTATGACGCTGTGATTCTACTTGTCACTTCAAACTCTGCCATTCTTAGATCATTTATGACAACAAGCTCGCCGGTTTCTTCGTCAATAATTGACTCCATCATGTCGATATTCTTCTTTGTTCCATCTGCTGACTCAACTTTCTCAGTTCTTGGCGTGTCATAAACTTCTGAGGCCATTGAGATATATATTTCTCCATCCCTTCGTAGTGCGTATTTTTTGTGATGCTGATAGACCATTGACTGTTTATCCAATCTGGCTTGGACTAACTGCTCTGCTTTGCCGGATCTGTCTGGGTCACTGTAATTTTCAGGGAGCCCAGGGTCAGCTACTTGTCTGATTGCATCACCAGATAGTTGTATTGCTGCGGCTAGAGATGGTGGGACTTGTGCGTTTGGTAGCATTCCTGCTGGGCCACCTGGCATATCTTCACCGTTTACGTTGACTTTGTTCGCAAGGAGATAAGGATAATTGTTCTCGCTTCCTGATTGCTGATACATATCTTCATACCCTGCGATCTGTTCGGCAAAGAATATCGGTTTTTCCCTGGGACTTCTTGAGAATATCTCAGTCAAATATGAGTATGCAAAGTCACGCATTCTTTGTGGATCTTTGGCAAGCCTTGTAACTCCTTCGTAATGTTCTTCACCTTCAACTATTGCATATTCTCCGTATTGGGGAACGACTGGTATGAATTGACCTGCTATCCGTTCGCCTTCTCGTTCTCCGGTTTGGTTGTTCATCTCACCGTTAAGTATTTCAGCACCGGAAGCAATGTACTTTCTGATCTCCCATACTTCAACAGCTTTCTCACCATGTTTTTTGTCAAGTCTTTTAAAGCCTTGCTCTTTTAATTCGTCCTCAACTTTTTCTAATTGCCGTTCACTTAGTATTTTTGTATCTCCAAATTCATCTTCAAGTGTTATGATTTTATCTTTGACTTTCTCACGATGATAGAACTCAGAAACATATATTTTTCTACCCTCACCACCAATCCAGGGAAATGTGTAAGAGTGTTCGGGGTACGAGAAATCACTTTCTGATATCGTATCAATCTTCTCGCCGGTTAACTCTTCAACCAATTTTTTGTATCCGTCTTCAGAGTATGCGCTTAAATGTGAATAGTAGTTGGCATCTGATTTGTCTATTCGCTTTGCATTAGGATCCCAATATCCATTATTGTTTGCTTCGTATACGGGCCGTCTTGTGATTGTCTGCTTCTTATCGCCTGTTCGGTTTGATCTGTATTTTGTTTCGAGTATCCAGGCTCCGGCTCCACACACAACACATTCCTGATCTGCATTGTCAAAACTTTCCATCGAGTTATTATGATTAGCATCACGTCTATATAATCCGTCTGCAAGTTCACTAGCTTCTTCGGGCGTATCATTGACAGCTTCAAAATCATTTTGAACAGGGTTTGATGCAAGATCAGATAATGTCTGTCTTCCTGCACTCCGTATCATATCAAACTCACCCTTGTACTCTGTCTGAACATCTGACAATAGATTGGCATCCCAATGAGTAATCCAATAAAATACTGAATCGTCGCTTGATTCTTCCCTGTTTACCTGACCTGAATTAAACGCCTTGTCGTGCTTGTCTTTAATATCTATTAGTATTAGTGTCATCTTTTCCCCCGCCCTATTGGTCTGATCGGTGCTGGTCGTTTGATTGGTGCTGGTCCGTTTATAATATCACCGGCTCTCTTTGCGTATCTGCTCATCATGTAAGCGTATCGTCCACTGTCAAGTATATCATCCATGACCTTAACTATTTTACCTTTTTCATCCCTATGATATTGTCTATGTTCTGCCATTAAGTCTGGTTGGCCTTTGAATATTTTCCATAGTCCCTTACGTTGGCGGTCAAGTATTTCATATAGTCCAGCCTCGACACTTACACCACCCTTAATCCAGGTTGCATGTTCCGGAACTAATTTAAATCCTGCATTTATCCAGTTCTCTTTTTGCTGCATCACAACATCTTTGCCCTTCTCATGTTGTAATCCGTCTTGAGGCCAGGCAACAGGTAAATCTTTCATCCATGATTTAGTGGCTCCGTAAGCATCATTTGCACTTACCTTGGCTTGCTTCCAGGAATTGGTTTGATATACTATATCATTATCAGGATCTATTGCTAACTTGGTGAAGGCTTGTGGATGATCCCAACCAAAATCCATGCCAGCTATTACATTCCAATGATCAGGTATTTCAAACGGATCACACAACAAAAAGTCGTCTGCAATATCATAGATCCTGCCATGTCCGAGCATTGGTTCACCCTCTGAGCGCATCTTTCTTTGATACTCTGGGTACTGTGCAAGGAGTCTGGCTTTCTTTTCTTCGGTCATATGTGGTGCGTCGTTCCATCCTATTTGCATATAGCTTTGTTCTGGGGTTGGAGTATCACTGAATTGTATTACAAGTTCCGTCCTACCATTTTCAGGGGTGAACGTGTATATTATTCTACCACCTTTACCACGATCACCGTTAATAGTCCTTGTTAGAAGCTGTGGTCTTATTGTCTGGTCTTTTGGTTCCTCATCAACATGGACCCAGTCAACAACGTCACCCATGATAGCGTGCTGTCCTTGAGTGTATGACCAAAACTGAATAACTGAAGTTCCGAGTTTGTGTTTTACCCGAACTGTTCTCATTGCATTGACTGTGCCCTGGGCAGACTCCCAGCTATGTATCTTATCCTTTTGTATTAAGCCACCAGCAAATCCTAGTTGTGGAGTGTATACACCAAATAGTTCGTTCTGTAACAAATCCCTTGTTTTTTCCATTGAATAACCTAATGACCAACACATAGGAGCAAAGTCAAATTGATAACCCGGATAATCATCTGGATATTCGCCTGTCAAATGGCAAGCGTCAATGGTCGTGCCTACTCTCGTTTTCCCGATCTGATTAGCTGCACACAAGCATGATTCATAATAGTCCAGGGTATTTGCACAGAAGTTAAATTGCCAATCGTAAAATGAATTGTAATGACGTTGAAGTTTACACGCATCAAACCGTCGCTCTTTCTCTTCTAAGAGTTTCAGTAGTTCGAGCTTGTCTGCTCGATTACTTGGTATTTTGATTGCCGTCGTCATATACTTTCTTTATCAGTCCCTTGATTCTGTTTTCAACTTCGTCATCTGTTTTATCTTCAAAGCCTACTTTGCCTGAGTGTTTTATACCTTTGTCATCAGTCCAAGGCATGTCAGATTTTCTAAACCTGTTCTTCATATTCATAAACCAAAGAGTTGAATTGAAGTCTCTATTTTCCAATTTAGTACGCCCGTGTTCCTCCCACCAAGCTTGGCAAAGTAGGTCTCCTTTTTTTATGGATTCACAAAACTCTTTTACAAAATACTCTGAATCTGGTTTAGTCCACCTCAATAAAGTTTCATATGATATATCAAGATCAGCACAAACTTCTATCTTACTTGCGCCTTCTTTCATTAGCTTTATGACACGCTCGCAAAACTCTTCTCTATATTTTGTTGGTCTGGCCATTTTATTTATCCCCAAGCATCTTCATCAAGTCACCCCACAACCCAGCTTCAAAGGTGAAATACATGAATAACATGCCTATCAAAGTTGCACCGGATATGATAGCTACTTTAACCGGGACTGAAAACGATTTAAATAATTCTATTAGTTTCATTTTTTAACACTCCAATATTTTTTGGTTACAACCAGATATGAATCATTGCGACTACGGGAAAAAGGACATACCATGCTGTTAAAGTCCATATAATTTTCATTTCTCTAGCCATTTTGTAACCCCCCTTGTTTGCGTTATCCCTCAATCTTGTTTAAAAAACCTCCCGCAGTACTCCCCCGGGAAATCATATTTATTGTGTAAAACCTCAATTTAGCACTAATAGTTTATTTCTTCACTAAACACTTTTGTTTAGATCCATTTCGCACTGCTTGTTCATTGACCTTGTTTGCATGTCTTCTATCAGCTTGTTAAAGGTATCTTGTTTGTATGGCTTTATCGTTCTTACTGATACAACCTCACTATCGCCAACCTCAACTAGCTTCGGGCTATTCGTCCGCAACCCGTTGAATCTTTTAGTAATTTTTTTCAATGTCTCGTCTTCCATGTCCTGATATGCTTGACAAATTGCCAAATATAATGGCTTAAATGACACAACACAAGAGCTATTGACAAAAACACAAGCCACTCTGAGGCCTGATTAGGGAGTATCGCACAAAATTTTCCTATAAGTATTCCTGTTATGCCTACCGGTGTGCCTGAGTGGTCAATAATTGCGCTCATTGTTATCTCCGTTTACTGGACTGCTGGGTACATTGTATACGCTACTGCTCCGGTAGCAACAAGTTTTAACCTGATCCATCTTGCGAAAATTATTTCAGTTGCTACAGGCCATTGGTAAATAGCGTCTCCTGCTCCCATGCCTGTTACAATTGCCGTTGACCCTGGCAATGAATAATCATCTGGCGTGGCTTCCGGGAAATTGCTAAGTTCATACGTTATTGTCAGCGTCCCGGCCCCCACTGTTATTATTTGTAACGAATAATACCCAACCGGCTTAAATGTAGCATTATGAAAATAATGGTAAATTGTCTCACCGTCAAGTGCTCCTACTATTGGGCCTTTCCATCCCATTGTATCTTTTCCCATTTTAAACTCCTTTTATTTATCCCCATTCTGGAACTCCCCATTTTAATCTTCCCCACATCCTACGACCCCAAGTAAAAAAACCTTCCTCTGCTACTGGTGCCGGTGCTTCTTCTAACATTCCAAAACTAACAACCAGGCTTGCAATATTACCCCCTCCTGTGGCTGATACGTAAGTTTCTGTATACCATCCACCGCAAATATAGGCAACAGTATCTATCCCATTACGTAAAGCCATGAGAGCGCTCCTAGTATTGACCCTGCGACTGCTAAAAACAAGCAATACGCATAGCTTTCTTTCGGTTCGTTCCAAAAGTTCTTAAATCTTTGAAACCTTGTTTTCAGTGGTAACTTTATTGTGCGGTATCTGCATTGTCGCAAACAGGATGTTGACTCAAAAACACTGGTTATCGCCATCTCTGAACTTTTCTTTTCAACTAGATCAACGCATTGTGCTTTTATACATGAGAATAATTCAGCACCCTTTGACCCATACTTCCCATTCCCCTCGAAAACCAAACCCTTATTTGCAATAGCGTCCATTACTTTATGCAGGGCAGGTCCGACTATCTCAGGCGGTATTTTATAAGCGACCATTAACTTAGAGCAGATAATACCTATCGTAATTAGGACAGGACTTTTTTAGTTCCACCCTCGTTGTATG